ACAAGAAGAACATGTTCGCATTGCTCGGCCGTCCGGGTTATGAGGACATGACCAAGGAATTGAACGCACGCCTTTAGTATCAAGGACTTGCGCGATTTAGAATGTGGTAAATAAAGAGCTCCAGAATCATGTTGGAAAAGTCCGTGGTGAAGTTTTGGTGAAGACTTCGGACTTATCCACAGGTTCTGGAGCTTTTTTGTGTTCACTGATTTAGGTATTTTTCGAATTGCTGATGGTTTTCTTTCTTTTTTGCTGGGGAGATTTCAGCATAGATTTGAGTGGTCGAAATGTCTTTATGCCCAAGATCATCTTTTATGTCATCAAGGCTTAAACCTGCCTCACGCATTAAAACGGCGTGCGTGTGTCTTAAATCATGGATACGGATGTGAGGGAGACCAGCTCGATTGGCGATGCGATTAAAAGCGCCAGTTGTTGCCCGAGATCGGAGAGGTTGACCAAACTTTGCATCAGACGAATAGGTGAAAACGAAATCGTTGTTGTGACTAGTAGAAAACCGAAAACCTTGTACATTTTCGTGACTGAAATGGCGCTCATATTGTTGTTGAAGAAGATCGTTTACTCGAGCGGTCATGTATTCGGTTCTCTTAGAACTTAATGTTTTGGGACGATCAAGCGCTATTTTGCCAGCGTTTGATCCAGTTTCAGCACGATAGATTCGTGTTGCATTGACTGATAAGGTATTTTTGTTGAAGTCAATGTCTGACCAGCGAAGAGCCATAGCTTCACCGACACGAAGTCCGCAATCGATCAACGTCACAAAGAATGATAGCCACATGGGCTCTTTATCTTCTTCAGCTGCTTCTATAAAAGATCCAACTTGATCTTTAGTCCAAAAGTGAAGTTTCTTGGAATTGTCTTTAGCATACGCACTGAACTCGACACCAACGGTAGGGTTTTTAGCAATGTAACCAATTGCAACGGCCTTTTTTAAAGCGTTGTGTAGGGTTCCATTGATGAGCTTTACCGTGTTAAGAGACAAGCCATCATTGAATAGGCTACTGATGAACTCCTGATGTTCCTTAAGCGTGTACTTGGCTAGTCGAATATTGCCAATTTTTGGGATAATGTATTTCTTAAGGTTATATCGATAGATGATCATGGATCCCTCTTTGACATTAACCTTAAGCTCAGTGATCCACTGATTAAGATAATCAGCCATTAAAATTCTTTCAGTTTGATAGTGAGAGTGGCCTTTGATTATTTCGGCTTCAGCCAAGGTGGCTTCTTGCTGGGCTATTTTTTCGGTTGGGAAACCGCGCCGATGAATCTTTATTTCTTTTCCTGTCTGCGGATCAACACCGGCGAATATATAGAATTCCCAGGCCTTTTTGCCATCTTTTAGTTTATATGAGCTAATTGATGCCATGATATCGCACTCCTTTTGAACTCTTAGAGCTTGTAATTCAAACGTATGTTCGTTTTGCCATTAAAATAAAAGCCCCATCTTGGGACTTGAATTTAAGCAGTTTTCACGGCAAGATCATCTTTTATCTTGTCTTTATTTTTAAAATCGTAAACATTAATTCCATGCGCTTGCAATCCATCTGCAAACGGTTTGCTTTGAGCAGAGATACCATCGATTAAAATATTTAACGTGGCATTACTGCCATAATTGGCATTAAGAAAAGATTCTGTGTCACTCAGAATACCAATAATGACATCCATAGTGTTTCTGCTCAAATTTGTATACAACTTTGTTAAGCGGAAGTCGTTGGTTGTTGGGGTAAAAAGATATTCAAATCGGTACTTGATTTCAGATTTTCCCGGAACATAGATAGGCCCGATGAAACTATATTGATTGCGGTTTTCTCCAAAATAAGTTTGAACATCATCATAAAAAATACTGGCAGTGTTGTTTCTGTTTAGGAATGCCAAATCGGAAACGTTAATTAAAACCTGAGTTAAATCAGTTATTGCTTGAGGTACATCGTGCCGTGAGACAGTCTGTTGAATGGCGTTATCTTTAGCTAGTTTGATGTGATATGGAGCTAATAAGGAGTGCAAAATTCTATTTCTGTTTGAATCCTTTTTTGTCACATCTATGCCATTCGTTGAAAGGTTCCAAATTGTATAGCCTTGATCCGATAGTGTGTAGCGATTATTTTTAACCTGAATGTTTATAACGATGCCATCGCCAAAACTATCAGAAAAAGGGGTTGAGACGCGGATGGAGTCGTTTTGAAGCAAAGTGAATTTTGAACTATTTCTGATAAAAGTAGACCACTCTTTTGCAATCTCAGAAACTTGAGCGTTAGTAAACTCCATTGCGTTTCGCCTCCTTTACTTGAACAAATCCGTTTCAATTGTTAGGTTCAGTTTATCTTGTTGTCTTACTTCTGTATAGTCCAACAGGTCATGGAGTGCTTCGATAAAATCATCTGAATTTCGAATGTTAGAATAAGGTAGTGGGAAAGCTCTAGTGTGTGTTGTTCCGTCAGCTTTTTCGTAATATTCAGATTCCGAGAAAACATTAACGCGGTTCCCCGTGATGATAGAGCCATCAGCATTCTTGTGAAAGCTGTCATTAAGGTTAATTCTAACGAGCGTAAGCTTTGTTTTTGCGTCCATAAATTGAATATGGTTGTTTCCAGCAGCGAAAAGGTAATGAATATAAAAATTTCGCCCGTCTTTATCCTCGACGACCATTTTTCCTTTTGACCGTTCTCTCAAAATTGCAGAGTATCGTTTTAAGAAGCACTTGACTGTTTTAGTTAATCGATTCGCTTGGTCTTGTGTAAGGAAAAGATCCTCCAAAAGTTGTACACCTCCAAGCCTTCCGCGGAAGGCTATTTCTTTGTCTGAAAACTAGCCCCCTTTATGGGGTCGAATTATTGCATCCTTCTAACCATCATCATGAGCGCGCCGATAATGATGAAAATGGCTGCCCACAAGAGATTGTTACCGGGTGTGTCAGGGTCAATGAGCCAATGTAACCAACGGTGCCTGTTCCCAAATAAGGCGAAGTAGACGCCTATAAGAACAATGATGAGGCCGATGAAGTGTGCCTCACTTAATGTATCTGGACCGTTCATAAGTGCATCTCCAAGAACTGAGCTTAGATTTCGTTAAGCTTGCTGAACTCGATGTCATTGTTGTATCTAATCTTGACGGTTAGTGGGGTGCAACGAATGATGACGGGTCGATCATACTGTAACGATTTTTGAAAAGTATTGAGGTTCTCTGTAAAGTTTGGTAAGACCTCCTCAGCAGTCAGTACAACTGCTTTTGCACGTAATAACAACGACGAGTGATGTAGCTCATTGAAACAGTAAACAGCTATCACAGGCTTTTCTAGGACGTTGTGAATGGTGCTAGTGTCGCGATCAGTGTAAAAAAGAATTTCTTTAAGCGATCGGTGTGATTTAAGTGGTGTCAGTGAAACTATATTAGGGAAACCGGTATCGGTATCGAGCGTAGCTACCTGCATAACGGTACACTCTCGTAACAATATGTCGGCCTGCCTGATCGTTGGATTTGCCATAAGTAAGACTCCTGTCTTAACTATTAATTTGGTGGCTCAAATAAGAGCTGTTAGCTCTAGGCGTCAAGCGAACGAAACAATCGCCTTTTTCAGACCTTCATATACTGCCGTTACAAGTATCACTTTTATGATTAGGGGAATAAGGAACGGGAAGAAGCCAATTGAAAAGGCTTTTAAAATTGAGGCATGTATGAACAATTGAATCCAAAGCGTTCCAAGGAACAGTTGGACAATCGCCCCAATTCCATTCATAAGCAACACGGCAAATGCCGATTTATCGGTTACTTTTAACAGCAGAGAAGTTATAAGTGCATAAACTATAAAGCCCCATATATAACCCCCAGTTGGTCCTGCTAATACAGGTGCTCCGCCGGAAAGGCCAGCAAAGACGGGTAAACCAATGGCGCCTAGAATGATATATGCTGATACGACTAAAACTGAATAGCTTGGGGACAACACGGTAGCAATAATGCCTACTGCTAATGTTTGAAGCGTGATTGGAACGATGGGAAGCGGAATGGTTAGCTGCGAGCAAACGATCAATACTGCTAACATCAATGCTGAGAGACTCAAATTATGTACTTTATTAGTTGTCAAAACATCCTCCTAAAATTAGACATTGTTTTAAATTGCAAATTGCTGGTTTTTAGAAACAAGTTATCAAAGGTGAACTAAATTCACCTTTACTATAATTAAGTGAGACTATCTCACAAATTCATTGAAGTGATCTCCAATGTACTTAATAATTCCGGTAAACACTTTGTTAATATATGCGGGGTCAATGCCAAAATAGCTCAAATATTCTAAAATTCCGGGTATAAAAGATAAAAATAAAAAGGAAGGCGTTATGTTGTGCATATTATAAAGTTCATCTATGCTTCCAACTGCTTGATTGGTATTACTACGGGCTGGTTGTTGGGTCTGGCCTGGCTTCTCGGCAAACTCGGTATTTACAAAGGTGTATTTTCGATGCGTGGAGGGCTTGTTATTGTGATGACGATTGATATTGCCATTCTCATTATCCCTTGCACTCGCCGTTATACGTATAGATTTATTGGGAGTATGGGACGAATTTTCGAGTGAAGCCTTTTTCGAGTATGCTTCTTCTGAAGATCTTGTGAGGGGAGTCTCAATTTCCATATTACTATTGAGCGCCTCTGAAAAGCTTTGTATTAATGCTGACGTTCGAAAATCAATTTGTCCGACAGCCATGCTTATTCGTATCCAATCAAGGCTTTTTGTAGCTTTTAGCTGAAGCCTAGAAGCAACATCAGCGTTGTCTCCTAATGTTTTTAAGAGATTAGCAAAGGACCGCGATACTATTGCTGATGTCGGCATAATATCAGCGGTTCTCTTCATCAGGTCAATGTTAGGGTATAGATGCGTAATTCCTTCAATTGTGGGTGTAAGAAACTCAGACATAGACTTTAGCATTGTGTATCCGCTCAAAGCAGCTTGATCCATATCAAGTGCGCCTTTAATGCTTGAGCTAATCCCTTCAGCCATATTCTCTATGCCTTTCTGATATAACAGCGCAGGGAGCATTAGACTACTTGCACCATTTGTGTAGCTCTTACGGTGACTATCAGTTTTCATGTTCCACCTCCTCAGCCCTCGCCACCGGGGCTATTTTTGTGCCTATGAAAGACATTTTTCTCTGTCGACTAAGAAAATTTTACGAAAATGTCATTGCTCTAACAAAAGCCCATCCAACAACGCTAGCAACTACCACCAGTTGTGGACCGGCCGTTGCCACGCGTAGCCAATGGGTAGTGGCAAGCTTTTGGCCTGCTCGATTCTTTGCCAGCATGAGTATTGAATCGACCCAAATTCCAGAGAACATAAAGACCAAGAAAGTCAGTAACGGATAAACACCGTCTCCTTTTGGAATGGCGGTGATTGCCAATGCTGTTACTAAAGGCAATCCACAGAGCCAGATCATTAACTTATCAGACGGTGACCGTTTGATAAGGAAAATAACTCCGAAAACGGTTCCCACAATCAGAGCTAAAATACCGGCTACATATAATATCGGGAAGAGAATCTTTGCCATTTCTTTTAACCAGTTTTCAATCCCGATAACAAGCATTGCGCCGATCAAAATAGGCATAAAAATCTTGCTGATCTTTGCAGTGCCTTTGAACACCAAGCCAAAGACTATAAGCAAAACCAATAGTAAAATCATTACGATAGTTCTCCTCGTTGTTCAGCTTTTACCGTCTTCCGTATCTGGACTACTTATAAACTAATTTAATGTCTGTTGGTCTATCAATTCAAAGTACCTAGCCATCCACTTCGGTAGCTCGTATTCATCGAGAATTTGATCATAATGCATTGGATTAATTAAGCCGCGATTGCCAAATAGAAACTCGAACATAAAACAGTTTGCTATATATTCGGCTGACCCAATAGCAGCAACACGCGCATTTCGATAGAAATAATTGGCACCGGTATTTCGTGTTAGAAGTGCATGGCCAAGTTCATGTGCTAGGACGCTCCTTGAGACGACTTCATCGGTCCGTGTGTTAATGTTGATAATTGAAAATCTCCGATCAGTGATGGTATAGCCTAGAATGTTTTGCCCAAGATCACTTGGGACCACCGTGACATTAGGCAGATAGCGACCGACTATCCAAGGATCGCGGGTATTATAATTGCGCAAAATCACATTTGCTTTTTCGATCGCGCAGTCTGCATCGTATCCCATGCACGCACCTCACTTCTCGGATCCACGGTATTTCTTCGGTGTGTACTTCTTTTTGGCGAGTTCTTGAGCAAGCGCATATGATTGACGCAGTGACACAGCAAGCAAGTGCTTATCCTCGTCACTCAGTTCAGCATTCTGTTTGAAGAAATCGGGGCCTTCTGGATCCAATCCGTCTAAAATATCTTTAATCTTCTCATCGATGCGTTGATTATCTCTCTCACTCAGTGAGTAGTAGTGTCGTTTATCAGAGCGACCCATTAGGTAGTCAGCAGAAACATCGAAAAGTTTTGCGAGTCTATCAATAGCCTTCATCGGTGGCTCTCTCGTGCCACGCTCCCAAGTACCGATCGTCTTAGGAGATACGCCAAGCTTTTCACCCAAAGTTTCTTGGGTGTAGCCATTTTCAGTTCGCAAATCATGTAGTCGTTGTCCGAACATAGTGTAACCTCCTATGGACTAAATGCTACAAAAAGTAGCAAAAAATTGACACGCACAAATTGTAGCAATTTATATTGACAGATACGTTTTGTAGTTTTATATTAAGAATATCGAAAGGCTACGAAACGTAGCAGGGGGTGATTACTTTGAATAAGCTTAAGCAATTAAGGGAACAAAAGAATATTTCTTCCGATTCATTTGCAGAAATGCTGGGCGTCTCACCCAAAACTGTTAATGCATGGGAACGAGGTTATCGAAATCCAAAACCAGCAGCAATGCAACATATTGAAGATATTTTGGGAGCGCCCAAGGAAGAAATTTTTTTTGCAGCGTTTAGCTACAAAACGTCGCCAAACCAGGAGGCAGTCAAATGAAGCTATCAATTAAGCCAAAGCAGAAATATCTGAGAGCTAATGATCCGCTGCTTATAAGTGCTTACTACGACATCCTGATCGATGGCCATAAGTTACCCACAGGAGTTAAAAAAATCGAGATCTCCATGGAGGCAGGCGAAAAACCTGAACTAATTATCCATGCTGACCTCGGTCAGTTGCACCTTGATGTAAATGCTTTAGTAAAGCTGGAAAAGGAAACTAACGGCTGACGTGAACGCCATCATAGTATTGATCAACTCTTAGATTCCAATTTGGATGTTGAATGTTCAGAACATCGACAGTATCAATTACATCTTTAACCTTGTCGTATTCAAACCGAATCGAGCTGCCAGGCTTGGATGATTCGCTTTGAATAAAGGAATTGATCGTATCTGCAATAGATGAATTATAGGCCAAGTGTTTCACCTCCCTTCGATGCAATTATCGCACTCGGAGGGAGGCAATCACACAATATTCAGTTTTCAAGTTAAGGAGGTGAGTCACATGGATCGCAAGGACATGATTAAGGATTTGACTACCGATCATCCGGAACACACCGCGTCCTATTGGACGGCATTCGATGACGATACCTTGATGCAAATCATTGAACTAGATCGCCGGGAGGTCAAACGCAACGTCTCTGATCAACTTGCTATGGGTTAATCATAGCGTTGTATGGCATGAATCAGTATCCACCAATATTTCATCTTTTAAAGGAAGTGGAACGTATGAAAGCAACAATTAGTAGCCCTTTGAATAGGTTCGCTAATAGAACCAACACGCCCCAGAAGGTGATCGCTTATGCAGCAAAATTAGGGCGCTCAACGATCAACAACTATTTTCATGGAACTCCCATTAGAGCAAATGAGGCTACTGACATTGCCAATTCGATGAATGACAGCGAACTAAGTTATGAAATGGCTAACTTATTTCTAGGAATTCCAAAGCTGTTTAGCGGTGATGGAATATACCACGATCTACGGGGGCTTTTATTCACCGATAAACGAGAAGAAGACGAAGAGAAGGCTGCTTTCATCAAGCACGACATTGAGGGCCTCGCTAACGATCCCAGCTTTACACGCGATGACGCTAAAAACTTGAAAGCATACGCATTCGAGAAACTGGACAGCACAGTCGCAGATCTAACCGAATTGAATGCTATTTGCGAAATGCTAGACATCTCAATCATGGATCTTTTCAGTGAAAGGCTCCCACATTACCAGAAACTTCATTATATGAGGAAGGATGAGCAGGCATGGAACAAGGATTCACACTGATCGATCCCAGTAAGCCGCAAAGGAAACGCAAGCCCTTTAAGCCAACAGTCTATTGGACACCAAAAGATGTCATGGCACACTATCATGTCTCTGCTGCGACAGTGAGCCGTTGGAAGAAGCGTGGCGCTCCATTCGTTGGACCAGGTAAAACACAGCGAGTTGATCCTGAGAAGATGGAGCGTTGGTTTGCACGACAATAGGAGGCCTAACAATGCTAGAAGCAATCATGTCAGTGCTGTTCGACCCAACATCAGCTTTTTGGAAATATCTGCTTGTAGCATTAGCCGGTATCATGGTTGGCGCCACAGCGGTAGGGGGCGGAAAGCAATGGATTCGATAGGAGGAAGAACTATGCGTGATACGAAGGCATATTGGCAAGACATTCATGATCAAGCCGAGAACGTGATTTACAAGGGCCATGGAGATAGCGGTTGGCTTTGGATGTTCGAGCTTAGTCAACGGATGCTCAACAAATGCGCACAAAAAAATCCCGTAGTTGGAGCTACGGGAAATCAAGAATTTAGCACATTCAATTATATTTCAAGTTTATCACGGAAGGCGGTTGATGACCATGCTTGATTACAACACAGCAGTCCTGAACGAGTATCAACGACGAGAAGCACTTGAAGATAAAGCCATCGCTGATTGGGAATCCTATCACGGTACCGTCTTGCCCAAAGATATGGATATCGAACAAGCGGAGGAGTTCTTGGCCACCGCCGATGAATATGAAGTTGATACAAAGAAACCCTGGTTCTATCAAAGCTGTGCTACATCGCGTTATGAGGGGGCCTTTAACAAAGACAAGGCGAAGGAATACTTGAAAGATTGGATCAACATTCACGGCCCTGAGCGATTCTTAAAAGACGCTGCTAGTTCTACGTATCCAAAAGCAGAACTGGTTGAGATTTTCTTCGGTGATCACGGCTTAGAAGTCATCGATTTCATAGAAAAACAAGGATTTCGGGAATGGAAATAGGAGGTGAAAAACATGGCAAACGAAATTATTAACTATGTCGATGGAACGATTCAGGAAATGCGGAATCAGAATGGCTTGGCCTTACCTCCAAACTATTCTGCCGGAAATGCTCTGAACGCGGCTTATCTCATGCTGGCTGATCGTTCCAAGGGCCCATCTTATCTAGACAAGATGGAAAACGGCCAGATAACCAAGGTTTCTGTTGTTCGAGCATTGCAGGATATGGTGATCCAGGGACTTTCACCAGCAAAGAATCAAGGATACTTCATTCAATATGGACAGCAACTTGATTGGTCACGATCATATTTTGGTGCCGTTGCGATTGTTGAACGTCAGCCCGAGGTGAAAGGAAAACCATATGCCAACGTTGTTCATCAGGACGATGAATTCGAGATCGGTTCTGACGAAGATGGACGAACGATCGTGACTAAATTCACGCCTAGCTTTGCTAATCAAGATAAACCGATTATTGGTGCGTTTGCTGTCATCGATTTTGATGATGGCCACAAAGAATACACGGTGATGACTAAAGCAGAAATTGACCAGTCATGGTCTCACCGAAGGAACAAAGGACAAGTTCAAAACGAGTTCCCGCAAGAAATGGCAAAGCGGACGGTGCTTAATCGCGCAGCAAAGTTCGTCATCAATACGAGCGGCGATAACGATCTGATGATTGAATCTGTCAATCGGACGGCTGCCCAAGAATTCGACAATGACGCGCCCAAAGATGTTACTCCAAGCTTCGCAGATCTGATGGGCAAGGAATCTAGCGTCCCTGACGATAAGCCAAAGCAGGAGGTGAACGGTCATGACGATCAAGACCAAAGACCAGAAGATAAATCAGAACCTGAACAGCCTGAAGAAACCAGTATCTTCGACCAAGCCGCTAACGAATGAGAACTATTATTCAGCCGATCAAGACTGGCAATATCAATCACCTACTTGGTTCAAAAAGTTCATGGCTTGCGAGGCCGAAGCGTTGGCTGAACTGAAAGGTGATTGGACCGAGCGAGGTGATCCAAAAGCCTTGCTGGTTGGCAACTACCTTCACAGTTACTTCGAGAGCCAGGAAGCGCATCGGGAATTTATTAATGAGCATCCTGAAATCATTGCGACAAGCGGTAAGAACAAAGGCCACCCAAAGAAAGAGTATCAGGTTGCTGATGCAATGATTGCAACTCTAAAAAACGATCCCAAGTTCCAAGAGTTCTATCAAGGAGATAAAGAAGTGATTGTCACTGGCAAGATCGGTGGAATCGCATGGAAAGGCAAACTTGATTGTCTTCCAACAAATCACAAATACTTTGCTGATCTGAAAACGACACAAGACATCTACAAGCGCTTCTATTTGCCTGATGAACGTCGTTACGGATCATTTATTGAAGCTTATAACTATTCACTCCAGATGGCCGTTTACCAAGAGCTAGTCCGACAGCAGTACGGGGTGCAGGCGGTGCCGGTGATTATCGCAGTTTCGAAGCAAGATCCACCAGATAAGGCTCCCGTTTCAATACCGCAAGACCTCTTGGACTACTGGCTGGAACGGGTCAAAGAACTCCAGCCGCATATCGAAGCCGTCAAGAACGGTGAGGAAGAACCTAAGCGGTGCGAACACTGCGATTATTGCCGGGCAACGAAGCACCTGACACAGATCATCAGCCTTTACGACCTTATCGAATAGGAGGTGATCGCTTGGCAAGACCATTGAAACACGGTGTTGATTATTTTCCGTGGGATGTTGATTCATTACGAGATATGAAAGTTCGTAAGATCTTGCGTGCTAACGGAGCTTCTTCAATTGCTGTACTCATCTGCTTACTCGGTAATATCTACGGAGACGAAGGGTATTACATGCTGTGGGACGAAGATGCTCGGTTCTTGATTGCTGACGATGTTGGGGTCAAGGAATCGTATGTACAAGCAGTCGTGGAGAAGTCCACTCAAGTTGGGTTTTTCGATTCGGAGATATTCTCTGGGCTTAAAATTCTGACAAGCCGAGGCATTCAGAAGCGCTACCAGAATATCACTGGAAAGCGTAAAGAAAACGAACTAAGAAAAGATATTGACCTCATTAATGGGGTTTCGGACGTCAATAACCCAGTTGTGGGCGCCGATAACTTCAGCTCAAATAGGGTTTCGGGTGTCGATAATCCAAAAAGTAAAGTAAAGGAAAGTAAAGTAAATAAAAATAAAACAGACAGTCAGGCGGGCGTTCGTGTACACGAGAATGCGCGTTTGCTCTGGCAAAACGTTTGGGGATTCCCCAATGCCATTGCCACACAAGATCTGGAAGAGTGGATCGGTGATTTTGGAGATGATTTGGTTTGCTGGGTCATTAAGTATGCAGCCCGTAAAGATGTCAAAGCAAAAGGCGCTGATCGATATTTAGCGAAAGTATTTGACGGCTACACAGAGCGAAAAATTAAAACTGTTGAGCAAGCCGAAGCCGAATCAAAAAAACACGAAGAAACGGCTAGGGCTAACTACACAGGCCCACAGCGTTACGGCAAGCCAGAGCGCGTTGATAAAGAACCTGACTGGTTAAAGCCTGGATATCAGGAACCAAAGCATGAAGTAACGCCCGAACAGCGGGCAAAGCTGGCTGAACAACTTGAACAGCTCAATAAACTCGGCGAAAAGAATTAGGAGGGAAGCATATTGCTAAACAGTGTCTCACTAACAGGCCGACTGACAAGAGATGTTGATTTGCGTTACACGCAAAGTGGCACAGCGGTAGGATCATTCACACTGGCAGTTGATCGCAAATTCAAGAGCAAAAACGGAGAACGAGAAACTGATTTCGTAAATTGCCAGATCTGGCGCAAGTCGGCTGAGAACTTTGCAAACTTCACTCACAAGGGTGCACTTGTTGGCATCGAAGGCCATATACAAACGCGTACGTATGATAACGCGCAAGGACAGAAAGTATTCGTGACCGAGGTAATCGTTGATAATTTTGCTTTGCTTGAGTCACGACAGACGTCTCAGAACAGCCCTAACTCACAGCAAACAGCCAATGCATCAGCGGCAGCGACCACAAACGCGAGTCAAACGACTCCAAATGCTTCGCGAGCGAATACCACGGATCCGTTTGCTAATAATGGCCAGCCGCTCGATATTTCCGATGATGATTTGCCATTTTAATGAAAATGACAAAAAACTCCCTCAGGGAAACCTTAGACCCTAAAGGAGTAATTAAAGCATGACTGTTAAAACTAGTTTGGTGTGGAACGCCGATAGCCGTCAACGTGAGTCCCGCTAGACTTGATATACGGCTTTACAACAACAATTTTCTTCCGTTGCGTTCCGCGAACACTTGACTTTGTTTTTGCCATCAATAGTCCTCCCATCTAATTTATTACAGGTCATTACAGTAACCTGTAAACCTAGTATATCAAAAATGTATGTCTTATACAACATACTGTATTAAAACATATTGAGGTGACACAACATGTGGGATTCTGTTCAAAATATTTTAGACGGTCGATCAATTAGCATCCCAGAATTAGCTGATTTAGCAGGATATAACAACCCATCAACTTTATACATGATTAGATCCGGCGGCATTAAAGATCCGTCATTTTCAACGATGATACGAATTGCAGACGCTCTAGGCGTTAGCCTTGACGAACTGAGGCCTGATAAGCAGGGAGAGAAGAAAGCATGACACAAATAACAGTGCGTTTATACAAGCAAGGCGACAAAGTGTGGCGCGACTTCAAAGCAAAGTTGCTTAAGCGCTATGAAAACTCAGCAATGCTAGACATCTCGAAAAGCAAAGCATTCTCAAAAATCGAGAAGCAAGAGTTCAACAACCGGATCGTTGTATCAAAGAAAGCGATTGTCGAGAAACGTGCGGTATCCGGTGTTGATAATCGAGATATGCCTTCAGTGGCACTGATCAGCAGCATCAAGGCTGTCAACAAACGTGGAGAAGCTAATCGTAAGAAGTATGCAGTGAAAGTTGCTGAGGCGGCAAGCAATAGCAAAACACTAACAGAGGTTGCAAAACGTGTTGGGAAGTCACGGTCATTTATTTTAGCTGTCGCTGAAGACTTCCAGATCAAGTTGCCAAGCCGTAACAACGGCCATGAAGAGATTGCTAGTCGTTAGCCATGGTTATCCGCAAGAGACGCAGAGGCAAATACAACGCGCAACCGGTTGTGATTGATGGCATTCGATTCGCAAGCAAAGCAGAGGGCGCCTATTACATGCTGATACGCAACACGCCCCAGAAGGTAACGATCCAAGAATCGTTTGAGATTTTGTCAGCATTCAAGATCAATGGCAAACGTTATTCAGCACGCAAATACACACCCGACTACTGCTTCTACGACGGTGAAGATTTGACAAAAGTTGTTGACGTTAAAGGCGGAGACGCTACTTTGACCACCGATGCCAGACTGCGAATGCTGCTGTTCATGATCCGCTACAAAATCCCGATCACGATTGCCAGATATGACTATCACACAGGGCTATTCACGGAAGAACAACTTTAGGAGGCCAATTAATGAGATCGCTAGAGTTATTTGCAGGAATTGGTGGCATCGCATTGGCTGAACAAATGGCTGGAATTGAAGTGGCCGGTTTGTGTGAGTACGCAGAATATCCGCGCATGATTTTACAGAAGCACTGGCCAGATGTGCCACTTTTTAAGGACGTGACAAAACTTGATCGAGAAGAACTCACAAATGCAGGAATCAGCCCTGACTCAATTGACATTGTTTCCGGAGGCTTCCCTTGCCAACCTTTCAGTATTGCCGGGAAGCGAAAAGGCACGAAAGATGACCGCGACCTCTGGCCGGAAATGATGGAGGGAAGCCATGACTGATGATCGTCAATCTAAGTCAGAAAGGCTTGTGGAAACCGGATTGTTAGGTGGTTGTTTCGTAGGCTGTGCATTCACGACAGCAGTTTTCATTCTTGTGGGGTGCTGGGTTGTACGGGTGCTCTGGAAGGCCGCATTTGGGTAAACAAAAAGCGTGCTGGACGAAAGCACGCTCTGGAGTGTAGACAAATTGCCCCAATAGCATCAGATTTTTTATAGGGACACTCCAAGGAAAGTGTAGCACAAAAAAGCGCGTCTGATGAAGGACGCGCTGGAGGCAGATTTAGCTAAGAGATGTAAGTAATGAATTTCGCCACAATAGAGGCTGCCTCCTTAATCAGTATAGCAAACACAAATATCGAAAGTACATTTAAAAGCATCAAAAAAGCACGCCACATTAGTGGCATGCCGGAGGCCAGTGAAACACACATAAGATGTCAAATGGAATCTTTATAAAAGGAGTTGGTCTCCGCAAGCAGTATAGCAAAAAGCGCGTTACATAAGCAACGCGCGGGAGGTGCTTGAAGCAGATTTATTCCCCAACTTATAAGGTTAATACGCATAAGAAAGCGCCTCCAAAACAAAGTATAGCAAAAGTCGCCCCGGATTAACAGGACGACTCAGTCTATCAAACCGAATTATTTGAAAGGTAAGTATATCACAGAAAGAAGGAACTAAAAATGATCAAAGGCTTTAAAACAATCGATTTGAGCGCCAAGACGGGATTTACAACTTTACCATACCCAGCACTGTCAGTTACTGAAAACAGACTATCTCTTAATTCCAAAGCACGTGCAGCGTTGGGTGACTTCAAAGCCTTGCAATTTGGCATTGACGACAATCAAACGCAACTGGCGGTATTAGCAGCCCCGGCGGACGCAAGAGGAGTTGTGATTGCCACAACTGGGTTGAAGAAAAGCGGAATTATCTGCCGCTCTGAGCTGAGCCAGTTATTGGCTAAAATCTCCAACAGCAAGAAGCCAGTATTCAAAGGCCACGTTAAAGAGCCAGCAACCATTGTCTTTGATTTATAGGCTTAGTCGAAATCGCTGGGAGGGTCAAATGAAAAAGAAATCAGTCATTAAAAAGAAGCATCGACGCATGAAAGCCGCGCGTTTGGCCAACGAGAGAAAGATTGCCCAACAAAAGGAACGTGACCGATGGGGCGGTAAATATACATTAGATGAACTAATCGATCGAAGTATTAATCTCTAAGCATCAAAAAAGCGCACCATTACGGCACGCCTTCCCGATGAGTTTTAGGCAAATTCATTATACCATAAGGGGTGGCCTACCGATGACGTTAATTCCAGAAATAGACGAAAATTCGACACGTACAAAGGCAAGAGAGATATTGAAAGACTTCCGAACGCTATCACGTATCGGCGGTGTCTATTTGTCTGACATTAAATCACCCGTTATAGATGGTATGCCAAAGACACATTCAGTAAATAATTCAGTAGATGGTAAAGTGGCAAAAGTCGTCAGTGCTCGTATTAGCGTTGAACTGATTGAGAATGCATTGATGGCGCTAACAACCACAAGCTTCTGGACGCTGTTTTATTCATACTGCAACAAAGAGGTACTGACTTATGACCAGATTGCTTATCGCATGCAAGGTTACTCAAGAGAATCAATCAAGAAGCTTAAGAACCGAGCGCTGTTAGAATTTGCAGAAGCCTATCAAGGAGAAAATCTATTGGTTTTCAAAAACCCCGAAAAAGCCCCGAATTAGCCCCTTTTGGGCCCCGAAAAAGCCCCCAAAAGATCGTTTATAGGCAGTATTATGGTATTGTGCCAAAGATGAGAAACCTGAGACACCGCATTTTTCCTCCGAGCCTCAGTGATGATAAAGCTGTGGCAAGGCGTGGCAAATGGACTGGCTGAGATAGTCAGGTGGGTTTGATTCCCGCATGCCACATTGTCCAGTTTAGCGACCGGACACAGCTTGCGATGACCCCATCTGACACTGGGAGAGCGAGCGTGGCTGATGGAAGATACAGCGGGTGAAAGTCCTGCCAGCCACTCAAAGTTGGTCGCTGGTTGACAAGGGTGAACAGCCAGAAGCCGTACGGTTAACGATCGAGGCCGTGCGCATTATGCGATCAGCAGACAAGGGAAGGCATTGATACCGGTTAAGCAATGCTGAAACGGGGCGGTGCAACTCCGCCCGTTCGCTTTGGAGCCTATCACTCCAAGAACATCAGATATCACCTCAATATAGTATTCCAGTTCATGCTGGTGTACTATTTTTGTGAGGTGATAAAAATGAATGATGATTATCTGGCACTGGAAAAGTTTGAGGAAATAAACCTTACTGACGTTTTTTTTAACTCTTTACGGGAGAATTATGAAGGGTTTGATGATTGGTTCCGACAAAAAGCGGCTAGTGGGGAGATGGCCTATGTTTCTCTTTCTGAAGAAAACAAGATAAACGCCTTTCTTTATTTGAAGTCGGAGGAAGGGATCGTTAAAGATGTTGATCCGAACTTGAAAGATGGCAAGCACCTAAAGGTCGGCACTTTTAAAATAAATGCCCATTTGGCCACAACCAGTAATCGTTTCATGGCAATTATTCTTCGGACTTTCGTAGAAGAAGGCTTTGACGATGTTTATGTCACGATGTTTTCTGACGTGAAAGGCTTGCCAGAACTTTTTAGAAAATTTGGGTTTCAAAAATACGGCACCAAACAAAATAGAATTGGACGGGAAGATGTTCTCGTACGCAACAAGGATGATCGTGGAGACATATATGCTCAGTTTCCTAAGTTTGATCTGAATGGTGGGAAGTTCTTACTTAGTATTAAACCCCGGTTTCATACAAGAATGTTTCCCGATTCTAAGTTAAACACGGAAAAAAGCTTTGTTCGTGAAGACATTTCTCCCGCCAATAGTGTTGTAAAGTCCTATCTAACAAGTATGAGCGGAACTCCTGCGTTAAATCATGGTGATAAAATGGTCATCTATAGAACTGCGGACTATGGAAAGTCGGCCGAATATAGTTCTGTGGTAACTTCTGTTTGTGTGATTGATGAAGTTAGAAATATTAATAGTTTTACTGACGAAGAAGATTTTATGAGTTTTGCCGGGCGAGGGTCTATTTTTTCAACAGATGAGCTTCATGCATTTTGGAAGTCTAAACAATACAGCCAAGTGATTCGATTTTTATATAATCTTCCTCTTAATAAGAGAATAACGCGCCACGACCTTTTAACTGAGGGAATATTGAGACCTAACAGAAGAACACAATATTTTGGCTTTTTCAAAATGGCAGATGAAGAATTTAAGGCAATTTTAAGGGCGGGGAAAATAAATGAGAATTTTGTTGTCAATAAAGCCTGAATTTGTGGACGAAATCCGTAGCGGCAGAAAACTTTTCGAATATAGAAAGGGGATTTTTAAAAGACAGGTGGACCGAGTTGTTGTTTATTCTACTGAGCCTTGCGGAAGGGTTGTTGGGGAATTTAAAGTTAAAAGGGTTCTCCAAGACGCTCCAGATAAGCTTTGGAATAAGACTTCAGAATTTTCTGGAATCACACATGATTTCTTTGAGGCATATTTCGAAGGACGAGAAACGGCGTATGCAATCGAAATTGAAAATTACCAAGAATATAAACTTCCTCAAAAAATCCAAGAGCTTTTCCCGAACGTAAAAGTAGCTCCACAATCATTTGTTTATGTTTAACATTTAGCTAAGACACCACGGCGTCTTTTTATTTACCCAAGCACTCCGCCAAACGGTGAGGTGCTATTTTTGTGCAACAAAAAACCTCCGGCATAAACCGAAGGTGCCCGAAAAGAAAGAAGAAGATTTTTAAGAGGTGCAGAAGTATTATTCCTGCAAAAATAATTATACCACTATAATTAAAAGAAGATCTAAAAACCGATTACACAGAAAAAGCCCTCTGAGCGATTAACTGAGGGCCTAGCTACCGGCGTTTGCTGAGGTGAAACGACAGTGCCAAAAAAGAGTATAACACATATAGCAATAAATCGGATTCAAAAAGCCCTCAGAGGTCGAAGTGTCTGAGGGCCGGAGAAATGGAAAAAATGAAATCCACTAGTGAGTAGCAGCGATTGACTTGGAGGAGAAAAGCCACTACTCACGCATATATATTAGCACACTCCTTATAGAAGATACTAAAAAAGCCCTCGGTTGGGGGCCGAGAGCTAGAAGATTAGGGTAGTACCGAGGAATGAAAATGAGTATATAGTTTGGAACAGATTCATTTTATCTCACTCGAACTTTTCAGGCAATAGAAAAGCTCTCGGTGGGTAAGGCCGAGAGCCAGAGGAGTAAAAAATGAAAAGAGCAGCATGATTGCATGTGGCTCACGGCTATTATATTTCGGGAGGCGAGTAGATGCAATGGACAGATGAACAGATCGGTGACATTAGGAAGCTCGCCTCTGAAGGTTTTACCAGACGTGAGACGGCAGACAAGCTAGGGATTAGCTATGATTCGCTTCAAGGAAAAGCAAGACGGCTTGGCATCGAGTTCCAAAAACCGCTAAAGAATGAATACGATTCAGACGGCACACAGTCCAGTGAGACTATCCTAAAGGTTATCAGGGGTCACAAAATGACGCCTAGAGAGGTTTTAGAAGCTCACGGGTACGATTACACAAAGTGGGAGCTTGTACGTGCCACAAGCAACTACTGGAAGCAGAAGCCTGAAGCAACGCTCTTCCAGAGTAAGATACAAATTAGGCCGCTAGTTGAGGCTGAACAATATGAATCATTGATGAATGACATCATCACACACAAGGAGCCGTATCAAGCTAAGGCTCCTATTTTTGTGGAATCAGATCGCTATTTAGTCATTCCTGCTTTCGACACGCATTTCAACGGCCATACATTCGACATCTATGTTGAATCACTTAAGCGGCAGCTAGAGATTATTCAACGCGGCCACTACGCAAAGATATTGCTCATTCTGGGCGGTGATCTGGCTCATGTGGATAATATCAACTCAACCACAGCAAAGGGCACACAGCTCGAAACAACTGACCTAGGCGAGACTGTGAACGAAATGGAACAATACTTCGAGACACTGATTGAAGCGATCATTAAGAACGCTAATGAGTGTGAGGTTATGTATTGTGCCGGAAATCATGATCCGTCAGTTGGATATATGTTTGCTCGTCTATTGAAACGCGCCTACAGCAACCAGACAAACATCACTTGGGATATATCGCTGAAGCATTACAAAGGCGCTATGCTCGGTCACAACTTCATTGGAGCCACTCATGGTGACAAGGGCAAGAACAATTACCTCGCAAAGTATCTCGATGAGTTCGGTTTCATGTTGGGCACAGCGCAGAACCGCGAACTGTTCACAGGACATCTGCATTCAGAGATGAGCAAAGACCTAGGCGGATTCGTTCAGCGTCAAGTATCGACACGCAAGCCAACCGACAAATGGACTGATGATATCGGCGTAGTTGCTCACAAAACGTTTGAGCTGGTCGAATACAGCGATCGTGACACCCGTGCCATTTACTATGTGTGAGGTGATTTCATGGCTCAAATGGTGATGACCAAGTTCGGCTACATGTCGAAGGCTGAGGCTCGAATAATCGGGAAACTCGCCAAAGAGGAAGCCAAGAAGAAAGCTAAGGAAGACAAGAAAAAGCGCGGGAGGTGTGGTGATATGTAATGGCTAAAGGGAAATATCAAGAATGGCAGACACCAGAAAAACTGGCTCTCATAGAAGGGTGGGCCCGCGACGGCCTCACTGATGAACAAATAGCCCATAACATCGGTATCAAGAGGCCAACACTTTATGACTGGAAGAAAAAGTATTCTGACATTTCTGACGCCCTAAAGAGGGGAAAAGAAGTTGTTGATCAAATGGTTGCTGGTTCACTAGTTAAAAGGGCTTTAGGTATGACCATCACTAATACGACTTATAAAATGGTCCCTATTCGAGATGACGTATTGGAGGCAAAAAGAGCTAGGTGGCGAAATGAACATCAGATTGATCATCCAGAGTTCACTAGGAAGGAACTTGTTCAAGCATCAATTGAGAACGTTCCTACTTATGAAAAGATACCAATAATGGTCAATGAGAACGAACTGGCACCGGATACCTCAGCCCAAATCTTTTGGTTGAAGAATCGCAAGCCGGAGCTGTTCCGTGATCAAGCATTCAAGCAATTGAACGAAGCACAAGCCGAAAAAGTGGCCGAAGAAGTTCGCAAGTCTAAAGCTGAGGCTGACATCATGGAAGCCAAGGCCAAATTGCTTACTGATGCAGATTCGCAAGACAGGACGGTGATTGTCGATGACGTCCCAGAAGATGATTAAGTTAAGTAAGATGGTGCAACCACATTTCTATCCGTTTTGGCGGTCAAAGGCACCATATCTGATACTGAACGGCGGCCGTGGCTCGTTTAAGTCATCGACAGTTAGTCTGAAGCTACTCATGATGCTTAAAAGGCAAGCACAGCAAGGTCATAAAGCCAATGTCATCATCATTCGAGAGAATACGGTTAACTTGCGTGATTCGGTTTACAGCCAGATCAGTTGGGCAATTGACATGCTCAAAATGACAGACGAGTTTGTGTTCAACGTATCGCCTATGCGCATAACGCATCGTGGAACTGGTAGCACATTCTACTTCTATGGCGGTGACAAGCCTGAAAAGCTGAAGTCTAACACCGTTCGTAACGTGATTGCTGTGTGGTATGAAGAAGCAGCCAACTTCAAATCTGCTGAAGTGTTTGACCAAACTAATCCAACCTTCATTCGACAGAAATCACCATGGGTTGATCAGGTTCAAGTCTTCTACACGTATAACCCACCGAAGAATCCATATGACTGGATTAATGAGTGGATTGATAGCGTTAGAGGAGACAACGATTTCTTCATCGACAAATCAACTTATCTCGATGATGAGCTTGGGTTCACTGATGGCCAGCAGCTAAAACTGATCGAAAAGTATAAAGCCAACGATTATGACTACTACCGTTGGCTTTATCTTGGCGAGATTGTCGGCCTTGGAACCAACGTCTACAACATGGATCTGTTCCACCTCATTCAACATGTCCCAGAAGATGATCCTTTGATTTATCTATTTCCAGCAATGGATAGTGGGCATATATCGTCTGCTACAGCATTGCCTGTTGCCGCTGTTACCTCGAAGGGAAATGTAATCGTTCTTGACACCTACTACTACTCACCGGCCAATCAATCGTTAAAGAAACCGCCAAGCCTCTTATCCAAGGAGATTCATGAGTTCTTGACTTCGGTAACCAAGGAATACCGCGGCGCGAAAGTCAAAAACATGACAATTGATTCTGCTGAAGGCGCCATGCGCAACCAGTATTACAGCGACTACCACGTTGCTTGGCATCCAGTACACAAGCTCAAAGAAGCCGATATGATCGACTACGTTCAAAGCCTGCTCGCACAAGGGCGGGTTTTTGTTTTAGACACTCCAAACAATAAAGTATTCATGGAACAGCATCGACAGTATCAATGGGACGAAAAGTCAATGGAGTCAGATGACCCCAAAGTTATCAAAGAAAACGACCATACAGTAGACGCATTCAAATACATGGTTCTTGACAACGCTCGAATTCTTGGGCTGAAACGCTAAGAAGGTGATGCTTTGAACTTAATCAATACAATCAAAAATCTGTTTAGGAAAGGAGGTGCAGCATTGGGAGTTGTACAAAGCCTTGGGCAAATTACCGATCACCCAAAAATCAGTGTCGATCCAAAAGAGTATGACCGTATTGCACTAGATAAACGTTACTTTGAAGGCAAATTTCGTAAGATTGAGTTCAGAAACACATATGGCGACCTTAAAAAGCGGCCTTATGTCACTTTAAACATGATGCAAGTTATCTGTCGACGGTTGGCCTCACTTTTATACAATGAGCAAAGCAAGATTACGATTGAAACTCGCCCCGAGAAAACTGACGAGTCCGGAAATACGGTCGATTATAAAGCTCCAGATGAAGCAGATACGTTTATTCATGAAGTTTTAGAAGACAACGACTTCAATAAGAACTTTGAGCGCTATCTTGAGTCGTGTTTGGCACTTGGCGGTATTGCCATTCGCCCATACGTTGACTACAGCACGAAGAAAATCAAGCTGGCATGGGTGCAGGCTCCCAGCTTCTACCCACTTCGGTCTAATACGAATGACGTTAGCAATGCAGCTATTGCAACGAGAACTGTAAAAACTGAAGGAAAGCAAACGCTGTATTACACGTTGCTTGAGTTCCACGAATGGAGCGAAAACGAGTACACCATTACAAATGAACTTTATAGGTCAGAGACATCGGATAACGTTGGCACCAAGGTAGATTTATCCATGCTGTACCCCGACTTGCCACCATTGGTTAATCTGGATACGTCTGTTTTTACACGTCCGTTATTCGTTTATCTAAAGCCGGCCGGATTCAACAATCGAAATATCACCAGTCCATTGGGCATCGGTGTTTGCGATAATGCGTTGAATACTCTCAAGCAGTTGAATGATGCATATGATCAATTTAACTGGGAAGTTAAGATGGGCCAACGACGAGTAGCCGTTGCCGATAGCATGACGGAGATCACATTCGGGCGGGAAGGTCAGAAGGAACCCAAACAAGTTTTTGACCCTGATCAGAATGTCTTTCTATCAGTCCAAGGCGGTGGCATGGACGATAAAACGGTTCAAGATTTGACGACCCCTATCAGATCGCAGGATTACGTCGCATCTTTAAACCACTTTCTTAAAACGCTTGAGATGCAAGTTGGCTTGTCTTCCGGTACGTTCTCGTTTGACACGGCCGGTAACATTCAAAACAAAACGGCAACCGAAGTTGTTAGCGAAAACAGTATGACATACCAGACTCGCAATAGTCATCTGACAATGGTTGAACGTGCAGTACAAGAGCTGTGCGTTTCCATCTGTGAGCTTGCTAGTGGAACAGTTATTAATGGATCGGCATTATACAGCGGGCCAATTCCAACGATCGACCAAGTCACCGTTGACTTTGACGATGGTGTTTTCACTGACAAGTCTGCAAGCCTTGATTACTGGATCAAAGCCAATGCTGCGGGACTCGTGCCAAAGCGTGTTGCCATTGCTAGAGCGCTTGATGTTCCAGATGGGGTAGCAGAACAGTATGCTGCCGAAGTTTCAAAGGAAAGCCCAGAACCGGTTGCTCCTGAAGATAGCCAATCAGGCTTATTTGATGGGGACGGTGATAGCTAATGCCTAAAGTGACTCCGCATCAATTGACAATCGCACAGGCTTCTATTGGTGATATCTACGCATCGCTAGAACAAACGTTGTTCGAGATGTTCATTGACAGGCTAACCAACCACGGAGCATTTCCGCTTGATGAGGATCACATGCTCCAATGGCAAGCAGAGCAGCTTAATAAGCTCCATTTGGTCAATGAAGCAACAATCAAGGAAGTAAGCAAAGCTACAGGGATTGCTCAAGCTAAGTTGGTGGCCTTGTTCAAAGATTTTGGAATTGCGATTGCAAACGATGAATATAGTCGCTTGGCAAAGGACACCGGTAAGGATATTTCGCCTGGTACTGACGTCGATCAGTTGCTTAATGGTTATTTGAAGCAGACCTTCCTTGATCTCAACAACAACGTCAATCAAACACTCATTACTACCAATTACGGCCAGAATGCCGCTATGAGAACCTATCAGCAGATTGTAAAAGAAACTACCGCACAAGTGATTACCGGACTTAAAACGCCAGCTAGAGCATTAGCCGACACCATTTATAAATGGCGAGATCAGGGCATTCAAACTGTGCTAACAGATAAAGGAACACATGCTTGGTCACTTGAAAGCTATGCCCGAATGGTGATCACCAACACAAGCGGCAGAGCCTTTCAGGCAGTCAGAGATCAAGCTGCTGATGACTATGGGATTGATACGTTTGTCATGTCTAGCCACCCAGCTAGTCGCGCTGCATGTGCACCAATTCAAGGAAAGACAGTAACAACCCGCTATCAGTCGTTTCGATCTGAAATTAGTGGTGAGTGGTTCGAGTCGCTTTTCAATCATGGCTATGGGGAACCAAGTGGAACATTCGGAATTAATTGTCATCACCAAAAATGGGCTTATGTACCCGGCGCAAACACTAATAGTCAATCGCAATTTGATCCTAACGAAGCCATTCGTAATGGTAATGTGCAGGCCAAGCAACGCGAGTTGGAGCGAAGGGTGCGCAAGTACAAAGCTGATGCAGACCTCGCCAAAAAGTTGGGTGATACAGATGGCCAGCAGCATTACAAGCAACTAATCAGCAACAATCAAGCTGCCCTGCGACAAATCGTCAAAGATCACGACTTCTTGTCTCGGGACTATTCAAGAGAAAAAGTGTTTTCGTAGGAGGATGAAATGCAATTACCAAAATCGGTATTGATTGATGACGTTGAATATACAGTATCAACCGCAAGCTCAGATGAACTTCAAAAAGAAGTACTTTCACCAGACAATATTATTGGTGCCTGCAACTACAACAATCAGACCATTAAAATTTCGGACTCAATTAATGAAGGCAACGTCAAAGTTACATTGCTACACGAGATCATTCACGCCATCTTGTCTGAACGTGGTCTTAATGACCAGTGTGAAGATGAGATGCTTGTGGATAATATAGCGCATGCGATTCGCATGTTGGCCAAGCAGAACCCAGAACTAATCAAGGAGGTACTGTCATGAAATATCGTAAGAAACCGGTTGAAATTGAAGCTGTTCAGTTTGCTGACGATCCAGATACACTAATTAAGATCAATGATGGCCTTGGATTAGATCCGGTTAACGTGTCATATGAAGATCCGGATAACCCAGTTTTGAAGATTCCAACACTTGAAGGTGTTATGACCGCTCAAGTTGGCGATTACATCATCAAGGGAGTTCATGGCGAATTCTATCCGTGCAAGCCTGACATCTTTAAAGAAACGTACGAACCATCTGGGCTTTCGGTAGATGGTAAATTGCTTGCCGAAAAATTGGCGGTGCCGAGCGAACGCGAGGTTGATAAACAAGCCAGACGCGCAACGCCGTAAAGGATTGTTGTAAGCCGCAGCTAGCGGCTATTTTTATGCCACTCGACCTAAGCATGTCGTAAAACTGCTATTTGTTTTACCCAATTCGCGGTCGTACCGCGTCAAAAACACGTAAGGGAGAGATTGTATTGAAACACGAAGAATTAAAAGGATTAGGTCTGTCTGATGAGCAAGTAGACAGGGTTATGGGAATCCATGGTACCGATGTGAACGATTTAAAGGGTCAGGTGTCTCAGCTAACTACTGAACGTGACGCTTTGAAGCAGCGCGCTACTGATTCCGATAAGCAGCTGAATGAGCTTAAAGCAGCGCACAAGGATGACAAGGACTTCCAAGCCGAGATCGACAAGCTCAAAGCCGACAATAAGGCGAAGGATGATGAGGCTTCTAAGCAGCTGAAAGAAACCAAGCTGAATTATCAGACTGAGCTTGCTCTGGTGAAAGCCGGTGCATTGAACACCAAAGCGGCCTCAGCCCTGATTGACAAGGACAAGCTTAGCTTGGACGAGAAAGGCAATGTTACCGGGTTAGATGAGCAGCTTGAAGCGCTCAAGTCGGATGACAGTAGCAAGTTCTTGTTCAAAGCTGAAGAGGCACAGAAACCAAAGGACACGCCACCAATTACAGTGCCTGGTAACCCTAATCCAAATGCAAATGGCCCTCTGAATCCAGCCACTGCCACCTATGAAGAGTTGGCGGCAAGCATGGCACACGAAGAATAAGAAAGGATGATTTAAATGGCTTTTCCAAATGCACAAACGACTGACAAGTCCGCAATGATTATTCCTGAGGTTATGGCCCAGATGATCGCGGCACGGCTTCCTAAGACAATTACTTTTTCGCCTCTCGCAACTGTTGATAACACTCTTGTAGGTGTTCCAGGTGACACTATCACGGTTCCACACTGGAAGTATATCGGTGATGCCGTTGATTTTGCCGAAGGAGATAGCATTGACTATTCCAAAATGCAGAACGGCAAAACGACTTCGACGATCAAGCGAGCTGGCAAAGGGGTAGAAATCTCTGACTTTGCTGTTCAAGTAGGGCTTGGCGATCCAAAGACGGAAGCTGCTAACCAGCTGTCCATGGCCATTGGTTCTAAGGTCGATAACGATTGCGTTGATGCCTTGCTGAACGCTCGTTTAACACTGACTCATGCAGCTCCTGATCTTGATTTGATCGACGCGATCGAAGCCGCTTTTGAAGATGACACTAGTGAGTTCAACACCGAAGGTTCTTCACCAGTACGTGGTGTGCTTTACATGAACTTGAAGGACTACAACAAGCTCCGTAAGGCTGCAGCATCTGACTACACTCGGGCTTCCGAACTGGGTGATCAGATTCTGACAAGTGGTGTGCTCGGTGAAATCTTCGGCTGGCAGCTTGCTACCTCACGCAAGATCCCTGTTGGTACTTACTTGGCTGTTAAGGCTGGTGCTCTGGGTATTAACATGAAACGTGGCGTGGAAGTTGAAACCGCGCGTGATATTGACCATAAGACAACCAAGGTCAACGTTGACGAATACTATGGTGTTTGGCTTAAAGACGACACCAAGGCACTTGTCGTGAACGCTCCGAATCCAGCTCCAACACCTGGTAAATAGTACGTTTAATTAACAACATTAGTCGCCATTGAAATGCACAATAGGGAAATCCCGGCGGCTTTGTGAGGTGATTATATGGCCTATGTAGATAAAGATGATTACATGCAGGCAATGCATATTACTGATGCTGATGTTCCTAAGAACTTCGATCAATTGGCAGATTTGGCCAGCGAATATCTAGATGAGCAAACACGCGGCTTCTATCAAGATAACGATCTTGCCAATGACCCATGGCCATTACGGGCTAGCAAATTCAAACGTGCTGTCATCCGCCAAATTGCGTACATGATCGATTCCGGTATTACGACAACCGAGCAAGCCATTCGTCAGCCAACAAGTGCTTCAAAGACGATTGGACGTACTACGGTGTCTAAGACATGGAATAATAACCAGTTTTCGTCTGATGGCCAACAGCGCTCGGTTATCAGTGCTGATGCGCTGGCAGCTCTTAGCGGCACTGGGTTGCTCTACCGAGGTGTTGACTATGTTCGATGAGATCGATGATTTGATTTCATACAACGATTCGGTCACGTTGTATCGAGTGACAGGCAAAGATGATTGGCAGAAGCCCGTTTACAGCGAACCGGTTGTCATTGGGCACGCTAGAGTCGATCGCGGCACAGTATATTCAGGAACCAATAATGACCGAGAAATTGTTGCTAAAGCCGTCATTTACATTCGATGTGCTGGTAACTCAGGCATGCCGTTAATTGATGATAGTTGGCTGCAAGGGCAGGCCGAATTCGACAACCGCGAGTACACCATTACTACGGTCAACGTTTTAAAAGATGCTGATACGCCTGAAATATGGGGGTACGAATTGGAGGTGCTGTGATGGGCGTGAAAGTAACAGTTGATGTTGATTTGATGAGTAAACTTGGACCGAAAGCCCAAAGCAAAGCTCTCACAGCCGCTGCTACTCAGCTCGGTACGGAACTGACTGATTACAATACCGGCGTTGTGCCAAGACTTAATGGTGACCTGCGCGGCACAGCAACTCCTAACGGTTCAAACGTTGACTTTGACAGTGCTTATGCAGCGGTTCAGTTCAACGGCGGATACACCAAAAAGGACGGAACCAAGGTTGTCTTCCAGCACTGGACAAAAAAAGGAACCGGCCCCCACTGGGACAAAATGATTGAAGACAACGATCAAAAGATGAACCGAATTCGTGAGGCCTATCTGAAGGGACTGAACCTATGAATGCCTTAAAAACGTTGACGGATGCAATTAACACGATCCCTGATATGCCACAGAGAGCCAGTATGGGTTTCCTTTCTGCTGATGAATCTCTTTCAATCTATCCAACAAAAAACGGATCGGTGGTTGATGAAGATTTCGCTGGCAATCAAGAAACTCGGCTATATTACGAAGTTGCTATCCGTACCAAGGATCAGCAATTGGGTAATACGATCATGTGGCTAGTCTCGGACTTTGTTAAGCACTTGAAGGAACTTCCGTCTGATGATTTCCACTTTGAAAAAATTGAAACCACGTCTGAACCCAGCATTACACAAGCTGATTCACGTGGCTTTTTTGTATACACGATTGATATCGCTATGAACGTAACAGCAAATAAATACGAGGAGTGATTTTTCATGGCAGCAAAAGAATTTAACTTGAACTTTAAAAACAAGTTTGAGATTGACACCAAAGGCGGTAAAGATCCGTCAGATATCACCAATGCTAGCTTTGCACCACTGGCAGCCGGCATTAATAACTTTACGCCGACTCTAAATGAAACAACGGCTAATGACGTCTATTACGACGGTGAAGGTTATGGTTCTACTGATGTTACTGGCAAACGTCTCCAGCTGGCTTATACCGGGCACCGTTTGGAAGGCGACCCAGCTCAGGACTATATCGCAAGTCACTTGCTTGATCTTGGCGATAATCTCAAGACTTTGGCACGTTGGACGCAGGCTGATGGTTCTACAGTTGTTGGCTTAGTTACTATCAGCAACATTGTTACTTCTGGTGGTGCTCCAGGTGCTAAACAGACGATGTCCTTCATTTTGGCATTCAACGGCAAACCCGTTTATACTCCTGCGGTCCCAAAACCGTAACGGTGTCTGGGGTATCTCTGGCACCGGCAACAGCAAGTGTAAAAGTGGGAGCAACCACGGCATTAAGGGCTACAGTGAGCCCGGACGATGCGACTGACAAGGCTGTTAGCTATGTATCTAGCAAAACAGCGGTCGCTTCTGTCAGCGCTGACGGCGTGGTGACGGGTGTTTCGGCAGGTTCTACTACTATTACCGTAACCACGCACGATGGCAGTAAAACCGCAAGCACAGCGGTAACTGTTACTGCTGCGTAAAAGGACAGGGTCGCCAAAGAAATCAACAGTATGGGTAAAGCCCAGGCGGCCATTAGGAGGAAATCATGAGCAATGTAATTAATTTAGATGACGTATTAGCGACTAAACAGGACTTAACGTATAAAGGTGAAACATACACGTTCCGTTTTTCGGATAAGACGCGGCATGCTTTGGGCGATGCTTGGGTCAAGGCCAATGCATATGCTAAGCAATTAGCTAGTGATGACGAGGGGGCTGATGACATCGACAAAAAGCCAGTTGAAGATCAGCTTGCTTTTGTACGTGACGCCCTCAATAAAGAACATGAAATCGTTATGGACTTCTTTGTACAGACGATCGGAAAAGAAAAAGCCGATAAGCTTTACAGCGATTTAGATCAAAGCACCGATGGCTTGTTTTTTGTCCTTGGTCTGGTTAAACGGGCATCTGACAAGGCAATTAAGGACGCTCAAGATGCTGAATATCCTGCATTTGACGGGAATGAGGACAATGATTAGCCTAACGCAACCGTTAGCTTGGTATTGGCAGTGTGAAGGTAAGAAATATCGCGTGAATTTGGCGTTTGATAATGTGTTGCGATGGTTCGAACTGCTTGATCGCGAGGACAAGACCGATGCTCAAAAGGGCGTCATTGGTTGGCACATGTTTGTTAATGCTGATGGTGTCGCGCCAGAAGATCGGTTAAATGCACTTCAGTGGATTAATCAGTACATCGGTCAGCAGCCCTATCATGATTCGGAAATGCAAACAGAAGCCGATGAAGAATCATCAGTAACTGGTGGAGCACAAGAGGAGTTTTTCTCTTACGTTCAGGATGCACCCGCTATTTGGTCAAGCATACGAGCATTTTATGGCATCGACTTAGAAGACGAGCTTGGAAAGCTACATTGGCACAAGTTTCGTGCCATGTTGGACGGCTTACCGGGTTCGTCTTATTTTATGCGCATCATTGATATTCGGCAACGGTCTCGTCAGGGACTTGAAGGCAAGGATTTGATTAACTTGGTTGATTTACAGAATTACTACATTTTGGACAAGTACCGTAATGCAAAGCACTCTGCTGAAGCGGCTGATTTCTTTGCTGCATGGGCGTCCAGCGCAAACAAATGATGAAAGGGGGAACACACAATGGCAGCAGATGGAACGATCTCGATCGAAGTTGCTCTGAAGGGCAAGGATCAGCTCATTAGCGATACTGAGCAAGCAGACAAAATCCTAAAGGACTTTGGCAGTCAAGCCGGCGATAAGATGGACAATGCCATCAAGGAGAACACAAATAAGGCTAAGCGGACTCTGGCTAGTTTTCCAAAAGAAGTCAAGACTGAACTCATTGCAGAAGCCAAAGATGCTGGTATTAAGAACTTCAGTGCCATTCTGAAAAAGCTACCTAAAGAACAGCGAGTTGAATTGCTGACCAAGGTAGAAGACGGCAAAGCTATTGATTTTGAGAAATTGATTAAGTCACTTCCCAAGGAAGTCCAGAGCGAAATCAAGGTCAAAGATGAAGCCACAGTTCCCCTTGAGAAGATTGAGAAGAAGCAACAGGATATTCCCAAGAACACTGAAACTGTAGTTAAAGCAAAAGATGAGGCCTCAGCACCACTGAAACATGTCGATGAGCAGGTTGAAACCACTGGCAAAGGATTCAGCCATCTTAAGGAAATCATTGCTGGATCGTTAGCAGCTAACCTCATTAGTTCTGGAATTGGCGCTCTCACATCGGGTTTGAAAGAAGCTTATCAAGCTGGTATGGAGTACAACAAGGAACAAGACACCATGAGGACTGTTTGGAAATCCCTTACGACAGAGGCGCCACAAGACGGCCAACAGTTGATTGATTATATTAACAAACTGGGCCAGTCTACCATTTACTCCACAGGCACGATTAATGAAATGGCTCAAAGCTTTTACCACGTACATTCTAATGTTGATGAAACCAAACGGTGGACGGATTCATTTGTCGCGTTAGGTTCTACTCTGCACATGACGAATGATGCACTTGCCGAGTCTGGTGAACAATTTGCAAAAATTGTTGCTGGTGGGAAGGCATCTTCCGAAGACATGGCGGTCATGATTAACCGTTTCCCAATGTTTGGTGAAGCTTTACAAAAAGCCACGGGCAAAAGCATGTCCGAGCTTTACGCCATGTCTGCTGCCGGAAAACTTTCTGCAGAGCAGTTTACTGAAACACTCGATTATTTGGGAAAGAAATATGCCAGTGGTACGCAAGAAGCTATGACCTCGTTTATGGGCATGGGTATGTTCATTCACTCTAAGTTTTCGACTTTAATGGGCGATATCACGAGTTCCGCGTTCACGATGACTAAATCCTCGATGAATGATATTAAAGGCTTGCTTTCCGATGACATGATCAAGCAATATGCTTCAGGAATATCATCTGCACTATCTTTTGCTTTAAGCGGCGCAATCAAGCTTTTGGGTTATATCAACGAGCATAAGAATGACATTGTTGATATTTTTGGCAGTCTGTATAAGATTGGTCAAATTATTGGTGGCACTATTTGGCATACCGCTTACGATGTTGTTACGGGAATTGCGTCTGCTTTTGGTTTACTAGGCGATAAAGGAAAAAAGGCTGAAGACCCTCTGAACACTATTAACGATCTTCTGAAAAAGGTTGTTGCTCATAAAACTGAAATTGAAAATCTAACTAAAGTTTGGCTGGCGTTCTTTGCTATCAAAAAGATAACTGGTTGGATAAAGTCAGTTAATGATGCTAGAAAAGCAATCATGGAGCTAGGCATTGCAACCAAGATATTTGGTGATGGTTCCGGCGGTGGTATCAATCTGCCGAGTCTGGGTAAAAAGGGAGCCACTGGTACTGCAGTTGAAGAGGCCGAAAACGTGGCTGTCAATTCTAGCAAACGAGGTGGCCTATTCAGTCGTATTTTCTCTGGTGGCACTGCAAAAGTTGGAGAGGACGCACTTGAAGATTTAAGTGGCGCGTCCAGTTTCACGTCCAAATTTTCAAAAGCCGCTGGAGCAGCCAAAGGATTAGCGGGAGTTGGTACTGCCATCAGCATTATCTCTTCACTGGGAGATTTGGTAGGATCAACCAAAAAAACTATCGGTGGGAATGCTGGTAGTGCTGCTGGTGGTGCTTTAGGCACTTGGGCTGGTGGTGCTGCGGCAGGAGCTGCTGTCGGTACATTTGCAGGTCCTATAGGCACTGCTATTGGTGCTGGTTTAGGAGCTGCTGCTGGAGGCGTTGCCGGTTCTAGTGTTGGCAAAAAGATTGGTCAGGAAGTTCAAAAAGGTGTTGAATCCACTTTTCATCCGAAACTTAGCAACGGCATGACACAGGCTACTGATAAATTGCATGGTAGTGTCAAAAGATTTGTCAAGTCGTATCAAGGTGACATGGACAAGATCATGGGTGACACCATCATGCTTGGAAGCGCCACCGGTAAACAAGCTGACAAAATCGAAGCTGATATGACCAAAGCATATGCTCACATGTCAAAAAGCGTCGATGACTATTACAAGGGTAAGGAAAGCAAATCCAAAAAAGACTTAGATTTGCTGGCCCAAAATGGCTCTATCACTCAAAAACAGGCTGATGAAGCTTTGGCTAAAGAAAAAAAGAACGATGCCACTAAGGCCGCACAAATGAAGAAATCATATGCTGACATGCAGAAGGAAAGCGAAAAGTACTTCAAGGATCGTAATGATACCGAGAGCAAGTACGAAAAGAAGAGTACCGATGCCGTCAACAAGATTTTGAAAGATCGTGCTGCTGAACGTGAAAAGCTTGTCAAAGCAGGTGCTACTAAGGAAGAGCTTGCCGGGTTTGACGCCACAACTGCGCGTAAAGTTGCAGCAGAGAAAAAGAAGCTCAAAGACCAAGAGGATAAAGATCTTCAAAAGCTTCAAAGCAACCATCTTAAGACCATGAAGACTTTACAATCGCAAGCAGATGCCAACACCTATCAAAGCTTAAAAGTCAGTGCGGGCAAGGAAAAAGATCTTCTTCAGAAGCTGTCAGAAGACAAACACAAGATGGGCCAAGCGGAACTGAAGGAAGTCATCTCTACTTCGGCAAAGCAGACTAATGCCATCGTGGATGCTGCTAATAAAACTTACAACGAGGCAAAAGACGCTGCTAACAAGAAATACAAGGCAACAACTTCTGCCGCTGAAACAGAATATTATGTTAATCACTCTATCTCAAAGTCTCAGTATGAAAAGATCGTCGGAGATGCTACAAGGCAAAGAGACGATACAATCAGTGCGGCTAAGAAGCAACGTGATGACACCGTCAGCCATGCCAGAAAGCAACACGATGAAGTCGTTTCAGAAGCCACAAAACAGGCTGGAGAGCATAAGAGTGCGGTAAACACTGAAACAGGTGATGTTAAGAGCATTTGGGATCGATTCTTGGATGGCGTTGCCGGTGTTTGGAATCACCTGATTGATGCATGGAATTGGGTAGGAAAACTTTGGGGCAAAAAGCCTTCTGGTCACTGGAATCGTTATGCCATTGGTACTGGTGGTACACGGGAAGATCAAGTTGCCGTTGTTGGTGAAGAAGGATTTGAGCTGGCTCATCATCCTAGCCTTGGTATTTTTCCACTAGGCGTCCATGGCATGGAAACCACTTTCTTACCAGCCGGCACGAGCATTTTGCCTCACAACCAATCAGAAGAATTCTTAAAGATGACTAATGCATTGCCACACCACGCTACCGGTATTTTTGGTACTATCTCTGATTTATTTGATGGTGCTAAGAAAATCGCTTCTGGAGTAGGTTCAGAAATTGCACATGCGTTCGGTAGTGCTATGAATTTCATTGATAAGGGTGTATCTGGTGCTTGGAGTTGGATTGAAGACAAGACTGGCATTAAGAAGCTTGCAACCAGTGATGGTCAAAAATGGTCGTCAATGCGGTCTGATTTTGGTGGCGGGACTCTTAAAGGGATTAAGGACGGATTTTTAAACGTGTTTACGTCTCTATTCCAGAAAGCCAAAGAGGATGAAACGTCTGGTGGAAACTACAACCCAGAATTGATTCTGAAAGCCGCAAAAGAGATGGGATTGAGCCCATCAGACAGCTTTATCCGCATGCTTCAGGCTACCATTCAGTCTGAAAGCGGCGGTCGTAACATTGTTCAACAAATACACGATATTAACTCAGGCGGCAACGAAGCACGAGGCATCTTGCAATATACTCCTGGTACCTTCATGCATTATGCGATGCCTGGGCATACTAATATCATGAATCCTTACGACCAGTTGCTGGCCTTTTTCAATAATTCAGATTGGCAAAATAGTATTGGTAACACTGTCATTTGGGGCCATGCAAAGACTGATTGGTTGCACTCTGGTCCTCAGGGCAGTCGGCGTTTAGCCTACGGCGGAAGATTTGACAAAGCTACATCGGCTGTGGTCGGTGAGGACGGTACTGAGTATGTTGTCAATGTTACAAAAGATAACGCTGATCAGTTGCTCATGGCAGCGATAACTGAACGTGCCAAGACTAGTTCTTCTAGTATCTTTGCCAAAGCATTACAAGGATTCAAATCATCGCAGATTCAGGCAATTAATTCAGTTCCTGATGTTCAAAACGCTGTCAATAGCTTTAGCACCGGCACAGTACAGCCCAAAGTAATCAATGTTCAAACCGATGTATCGTTGAATGGCAAGAGCATGGTTAATGAAATGGCTGAGCCGTTACGCATCAAAATTGAACGAAATGGCCGTATTCAAATGTACAGGAAAGGAGTGCCATATCTACAATGACTTTAGCGATTACTTTTGGAGATACCAATATTTCTAAATGGCTTGATGGCATTTTAATTGTCACTAGAAATGTTGGACAAAATCGTGTACCACAACTTGATCAAGTTGGTAAGTCTGATGGTAAAATGCTCTCTTACATTCGAGCTGATGAAGGCACGATTGTTGTAACGGCCATTGTTAGAACTAACGTTAATGAAAAGCGAAGATTGCTAGCTGATGCATTAACCACCTCGACACCGACCAAGCTTATATTTGCTGATGAGCCAGATATCTATTACAATGCCATTTCAACTGGACAGATCACGTTAGATGAGGCCTATCTTCACAACACGCTGACCATAACGTTTACTGTTCCCGATGGCATTGCGCACTCGGTAGCCACGCAGACGTTTGACAATATGCCATACAAGGACGTGCCGGTGAATCTACTGACGGGAACAAACGATGCATTCACTATGGGTGGAGGCATTCCAGAGACAAACTGGGACAGTAGTCGCTTGCTGACCAGAATAGGATTGCCAGTCACGGTCAGCGCCCCAGAAGTCTTACCACAGGGCAATGGATTTGGATATGTACCAACGGTTGGTAATACGTACACACAATCAATTTTTGTTAGCACTAATGCTCCAGTAACAGGAAATGCTGTTCAAGTATCGTGGTATACACCATATGCTCACAATACGGGAGGATCGGACTCGCTTGTTAATGTTTCCGCGAACATATATAGGATAGTTAGCACGTTTACTTGGCCAGCTGCAAATGCTGGGAAAACATTACGCGCCATCGATTTGTACAATTTCACGAAAGTTTTTGATTTGACTAAGGGCACTTTTCTATATTTTTACATGCCAAAATTAGAGGCTGGTGCTTCTGCTTCTCCATGGTCGCCTAACCCAGCGGATCCTGAATACTATACCAACACCATTACGGTGCACAATGGTGGCACTTATCCTGTTGAGCCAGTTATTACGGCAACTATGCACGCGGATAACGGCATGGTTGGGATCGTCAATGATCGCCCGGGTATTCTTCAATTCGGTACGCAAGAAATAGATGGTTTCACCACCGAAGAAAGCGAAGTAGCACTTGATTTGGCAGCCGTGCAAGGCTCACATATGGATAATCAAGCCGCCACAAATAATCCCTATTGGGGTGGTGATCCTAGTATGCCTAATGAACAGATTGGCAATGCGATTTGGACGCAGGACAGCTACGATGGCTGGAAGGTTGAGCCTAATTGGCCCAGTATTACTGGCGACCATAAGTATTGGAGTGGTCCTTCAATCAAACACGACCTTATCAAGACACACAACGGTAACTTCAAGAGCAATCTCACATGGAACGTTATGACACGCTTCCAAACTGGGGTAGCACAGGTAGGTGCGCTCGAAACAACGTTAGAAAGTGACGGCAAGCCAATCTTCCAGATGATACTGAAGGATAATAGCGCATTGTCCGATCAACTTTGGTGGATGTGCTACTACAAAGGCCAACTAGTCGTCAATAGAAAGCTTGATCGCAGTATCTTCACTAACGACAAGTTCATTCAGTTGGAGTTGCAGAAGTACGGCAAGTCAGTGTTTTTCAACATATCACCGTGGATTGGCAATCAAGGACGAGAGACGACGATTTCAGTTCCACTTACGTTTGAGGATGCAGACGATGTTGAGACCAAGCAATTTTCCGCGTGGTTCATGCGTGACAAGACATGGGGCGAATCGACTATGTATCTCATTGCCTCTACCGTCAAATGGCAAAACGTTATCTGGTATACGAATATCAAGAATCGTTTTAGCGATGGTGATGTTCTCAAGATTGATGTAGCTGACGCTAAGACGTACTTGAACGGGGCGTTGGATTTAACCATGCACACACTTGGCAATCAGTGGGAACAATTCAAGCTACCACCAGGTGATACTAAGATTGATCTTTCACCTTCGAGCTGGGCACAACCATTTGCGTGTGAAGTCGAGGTAAGGGAGGCTTGGCTATAAATGGAGTATTATTTTGCAGATCGAAAATCAAACATTTTGGGTGTTGGATCGACTGATGGCAAAGGCGAATGGCGGATTGACAACGATGTAGAAACACAAAGTGTTGATAATCGTCCTGCGGTTGAACTAAAACTTGATATTCACTTCACGACTGACCAGGAACAAGCCGTCAATGAGATGGCCAAAGTTACCAACTTCATCATGTATCAAGACGAAGAAGGCAACGGCCACCAAATGGTGATTGAATCGGTTGACCATGATTCACTAGGCCACATTCACTCAATTGTTGCTAGTGATGCTGGTAATGATTTGATTAACGAAACCGTTGGCGCCTTCAAGGCTGACAAGCCATATACCATCGCTGAATACATTACAAGGTTTACAAATGATTCAGGCTGGGAAATTGGCATCAACGAATTTCCTGACAATGTTCGAACACTCGAGTGGACTAGTGAAGAATCATCGTTGGCTCGTATTATTGCCGTGGCAAAAGATTTTGATGCAGTGCTTAGCTTTGGATTTGAGTTTGTTGGAACGAATTTGGTTAAGCATGTCATTAACATTCGACATGAAACGGCCGGTGACAGCTTGATTTCCTTTGAAATGAATAAGGACATCAACAATATCGTCACGCACCTCGATACCTATGACATGGAAACCTCTATCAAGGCTTATGGAGCGGTGCCAGAAAGCACGGATGGATCAACTAATCAGGATCCAATCAACTTGATCGGCTACAACTGGACTGATCCAACGGGACAGTTTGTGCTTGATCAGTACGGGTTCTTGCACGATACCATTGCTGTGCAGAAATATTCACGTTTGTTAAGCAACAGCAACCCTAACCCAACACAGTCTGACTGGAATCGGGTTAAAACGTTTGATTCAAACTCGCAGGCGGCACTTTTGCAAGCGGCGTTGGCAGACTTGAAGAAGTATAACCATCCAAACGAAACGTACGATATTGATTTGGTTAACTCACCATACGTACCACTGAATCAAACCGTCCACATCGCCGATGAAAACCAGCAACTATTCTTGTCTGCCAAGGTATTGAGCATTCAGCGGAGCCGTGCTAACCATTCAGTCCAGTTGACTCTGGGTGAGTTCGCTCACGAGACCGTCAGCTTTGACCAACGACTCAGCGATCTTGCCAACCAGATGGCCAACATGGCTAAAACACTTAAATTTTATCCGTGGACCCGCTATGCCGATGATGACAAGGGTACTAACATGTCAGCACTGCCAGCCGGCAAAAAGTATAGAGCAATTGTTTGGTCAGACAAGACGTCAGTCCCCAGCGACAATCCGGCTGATTATGCTAATCGCTGGGAGTTGATTCAGGGCGAAGACGGCGCTGACGGTAAGCCGGGGCCTAAGGGTGCCGACGGTACCAGCAGCTATCTTCATACTGCGTATGCTAATAGCATCGATGGTAAAACTGATTTTTCAGTTACAGATGCCAGCGGTAGATCTTACTTCGGGCAGTACGTTGACGAAACGCAAGCTGACAGTACCGACCCGACACGCTACTTGTGGGCGTTGTTCAAAGGCCAAGATGGCCGTAATGGTAAAGACGGTAGTGATAATGTTCCAGTTGTGACGGTTGGCCCGAGTTATCCTGCTAAACCAAAGGCTGGGGACCAGCACTGGTTAACCGACGAGGACGGAAATCTTGCCGCTTTTGCCATATTTGATACCACAAGTGGTTGGGATTCAAAACCAATTGCAGCCAAAGCATTAAATGCCGAAACCTTTAATGGCATGACTTTTAATGGGGTCACTTTTAACGGATCTACCTTTATCTCATCTTTCAACCACATCCAACCGGATGGTTTTCCAAATACGATCAGTGGGACGACAAAAATTAGTGGTGGCAGCATGGTCACGAATGCAACGCTGGATAGCGATAGCAAGCAGACGTATCAATCTAAAGTTGATCAATTGGGCTTGGTTAGTAAGTCAATGTACAACGGTAAGGAAGTTAGTTCCGTTGATGCACGCCAAGGCATGCTGACCCTAAAATCTTTGTATAACCCATCTGGACAAGATGTCACGCTTGCTTCAACGTTTACGGCGGCTGATTCAGTTTTCTATCAGCATATCGACAGTGGCCTTGAAACCAATGACGTTAAAAGTCTGAAAATTGGATATTCAAGAAAAGGCCCAAATGTCACCATTGGGATTGCTTTTGAAATGAAAACTGGCAATGGGTGGGTCAAAATTGCCAACATTCGACCAGGATATAGCCCATTTAATAATGATGATGCAGCAAGGTTACTCGGTAGCATGTCGTATACGGGTGCGGCCTGTGAATTGTATGTTTCAGCGGGTGGAATTTATATCATTCCGTGGCGTGGACAAGGCGGGTATGCTGGCAGCTTAGGCTTTATTACGCGCGATGCGTATCCAATCAACGATGCGGTGGTGAATTAAGATGAAGATTAAGATTTGGCTAGATGAGCAAAACCGCCTGACCAACTGGGCCTATGAAGCGGAAGACGCCAAAGTGGGTCCAACAGGTGACGGCCAACAAATCATCGAAGCAGATGACGTGTCTCAGTTTTTTGAGGGTCACGCATCTCTTGTAGACGGCAAAATCGTTGCCGATGAGGGTTACGATCCGGCTAATGATCATCCACTCCCCGGATCGTCACCAGAACAGCAGATGATTGCCGCGCTTACTCTTGAAGTAGCTAAGCTAAAGGCGGCGAAATCAAGTGACTAATTATGATCAGTGTGCACTACTTTACAGTTGGCGAATTGATTTAACACCTTATGTACCGATAATGATCACCCAAGATCAATACAAACAAATCACAGGCAGTGACTATGTCGCCAGCAAAAGCTAGCGGCTATTTTTATGGAAGGAAGTGATGACAATGCTAAATAAAATCAGAGATCACCCGACACACGCAGCGCTCGCCATTGGCATGGTTGCCATCGGCTTGTTCCTGATCATCAATGATCATTATTTCATCTGGCCTCCACATTACTCTGACTGGTTAAACGATGACATTGTGGGGTTTTTGTTTGTCATTGATGGGCTCGGGATTGGGGGTTGGGTGCTATGGGAAACACAGTTAGCAGTGACCAATCGTCTGTTGCTCACAACTACCAGCTTTTTAATGTCGTTCTTGACAATACTGCAATTCCTGACATCCATCTCAACTGGAATCTACTCAAATTGGATCAGCAATGCGATCATAACAGCCTTCGTGCTGATTCTGGCACGAAGGAGTGACAGCCGTGACAGCAGCGATAACTAAAATCATTGTCGATTCTACTCCATACATTGCAACCATCGTTCCAACGCTTATTGCTTATCTGACCTACAGAGAAGGTAAACGAAAGAACAGGCATGATGAGCTTGAGGACATGAACGACAGATTACGTACAGAAAATGACCGTTTGAGACGTGAGAATGAGCGTCTCAGAAAGGAAAACAATCATGAATAATTTGACAGATCTTGTAGTATCACTTGCAGTTGCGGCAGTCCCAATCATTGGGGCTTGGATCTCAAAACAGTTGCTGGCTAACAAGCAAGCGCTCACTTTGGCAAAGGTATTAGGTCCATTGGCAAATGCTGCGGTAACAGCGGCAGAACAGCTCGGTGTGACACAGGCGATTGACGGTGCGGTTAAGAAATCGACTGCCATTCAGGCTGTGAAAGATGGTTTAAAATCGCTTGGTTTCACCAGCACAGACGATCAGACAATTGCCAATGCAGTTGAACAATCTTATGCGGATTTGAAAGACAGCCTAGCAGAAACCTATCCGAAAAAGACAGTCGATCAGGAAGCATCTAATCAAGATAAGGTAGCTGCCGCAGCTCAAGCAGCAGCAGATGCAGTTAAGGCTCAGCTCGCACCGGCGTCTGTTACTCCACAGCAATAAGGAGGGCACCATGAAATTTAAAACTAAACTAATTACTTTGGTAGTCGCCTTCTTGGCGGCTATTTCTTTTGCCCTGCCATCGCAGGTCAATGCGGCAAAGGATGATCAGGGACCTGATTGGTCAAAGTATCAGGGAGCAAGTGGACGATACGGCACCGATCAAGATAAGTTCGTAATCGCTCAGATTGGTGGCACTTACGGTGGTACTTACATCGATCAGTGGACGTACGATAGTCAAATTGCCAGTGCCAAGGCGGCAAGAAAACGTGTGCATAGCTACATCTGGTATGGTGTTGGCGCAAGTAGCCAGTTGGGATTAGAAGCGCTTGACCGTTATATGCCTCGCATCAAAGCACAGACACCAAAGGGAAGCATCGTTGCTTTGGATTACGAAGATGGTGCTTCTGGCAATATGGCAGCTAATACGGATGCAATTTTAGCTGGTATGCGGCGCATTCATTCAGAAGGCTACACGCCCATGTATTACAGTTACAAGCCATATACATTGGCACATGTCGATTATCAGCGTATTTTGAAAGAATTTCCTAACAGCCTTTGGATTGCTGCTTACCGTGATTATCTACCAACTACCAAACCAGACTACGGTTATTTTCCGAGTATGGATGGTGTGGCTATTTGGCAGTACACGAGTGCATTCGGGTTGTCGCAAGGTCTCGATGGTAACATTGATCTGCTTGGTATCACTGATAGTGGATACTCGAGCCAACCAGAAACTCCGCCAGCACCTGTAACACCGTTACCAAGCCAACCAGCAACATCAAATGCAGCCAGTAATACCGACTATGCGCAAACTGGTGTTTTCAAGTCGTCCGCGACTGTTAACATCCGCACTGGTGCCGGCACCGGCTATGCATCCGTTGGTAGCTATGCACCCGGTGAAAGTGTGATTTATGATCACGTGTATATCCGTGGCACATATGTTTGGGCGCGTTATCTCAGCTACTCAGGCAGGTATCACTATGTTGCGCTAGGCGTAAATGGTGGTGAGAGCTATGGTTCGCGCAGTTCAAATGCGCAAACCTATTCGCACACGTACTACACAGTCCGCTCTGGTGACAGCTTCTGGAGTATTGCCAGCAAGTATGGCATCAGCATGTACACGCTTGCGGCTAACAATGGCAAATCAATTTACAGTCTGATCTACCCTGGCGAAAGCCTGTATATCAGATAGCAAAAAGGTCCTCTGCTCGCTAACGCGGGTGGAGGACTTTTTTTGATTGTGTAAAGTTCACATAGTTGCAAAATCTAAGAAAAATTGTAGAATCGTTGCAACGATGCAGAACGCCTTGACATCAACTTTTGTTGGCTTGTCAAGATGGTATATAAGAAAAATGCATAGTATAATTTGAACTGAGTTGGTCGCACGGTGGCTAGCCTCGCGGATTGGTGTTTTGCACTGCATCTAAGGGGTGATGCCTATGGAAAATTTTAAGGCGGAGATATGCGCAATGAGCGTGTATGAAACTTTGTCGTTGATGATTGCTTTCGGGCTTCTGATTGCGACTATTGTTAAAGGCCAAAAAAAATAACCGTCCGGCCGGCCAGCTGAAGACGGTTAAAGCAACTGCAAGGTTGTTTTAGTTGTTACTGAGGCTAGCTGCTGATAAGACGGCCAATCTCAGAAGCATCGTGTGAAAGCACGGTGCTTTTTCTATAAATCAATTATAGCACATGGGTCACCAATGGATCAGCAGAATATTGCATAATGATGCATCTTTTTGTTTCACTAATTTCATTTGCCGTCATTATGACATTATACCATGCAGAACGCGAATATTAATTCATCTTCAATAAGCGAGCAAAAAAGCTTTATGTTGTTAAGAATAAATGATGTAAGTATGCTTAGAAATCGATAACTTTTAAAATGATCGTTGGCTTGCTGTTACGAATCGGCGGCTTATTTATGAAATGCGATAAATATAAGAAATTCGTGGTGAAGTTGTGGTGAAGTGAATCCGAAATTGTGAAACCTAAGAAATTGATATAGAGCTATTTTTGCTTTTACACCGGCGATTTTAAACCCTATGGAATCAGTGTTCAAGCAAATCACAACAAGAAGAACATGTTCGCATTGCTCGGCCGTCCGGGTTA